TCTCCTCTTTTTGCGAGAATGTCTCTCCAAAGTTTTGTTCATCAGCCAAAATCCCTTTGGCATCAGTAGTCTCTTTATATTCATCATCATCTTCTTGTGCTAAATAAGCCACATAAGCTCTCTCAGCATTTTCTCTTGATGTGTACATACACTCGCCATCACCAATTCTCCATCTATTATTTCCGCAACTATATATTGGCATATCTATTGTTTTAATATTAATCGTCCATTTGCATCGCGCCTCGGCGTGAAACCTACAGTGCATCTGCAATTTATAGTAAATCCGGCAGGAGTGGTAGCATCCCCAGGGAACTGAGCAGCTATTATCCTACCCTCAATGTCTTGCGATAAGAAAGGCTCGTCATATCCCACTTGTTGACCGTCCATGTGGTAGTGGTCAAAAGCGTTCCTCGGTATCCTCCTCGTTCTCCTATCCCTACTCGCTATCCATATCTTATCTACCTCAAAGTTATGGCTTTGTGCTCCAACCATCGTTGCGTAGTTGGTAGCCCTCATCACCTCTGTCCTTGCTATCCTATTGGCTCTGAACTTAGCATATCCATTCTCCTTCATTATCATCCGCGCTATCTCCTCATTACTCATACCCTCCTCTATCGCTGCTGCCACAAGCCTCCTCAGTTTATCTTTAGTGGTCTGTGTCATCTCAGCAACAAGAGTGAATCCATATTGCGACAAATATCTCACTATCGCTGTCACCCACTCGTCATTCAATCCAAATGGGTTTGCCGCCTTCTGACTCATGTTCCTCACCGCCCTATACACAGCATTCCCAAATAGCACCGCCGCCTCTTTGTATAGCTTGCCCATGATGGTCATTATCTCATCGTTCCATGCATAACTACCCATCATGCTCAAAGCCGCTTGTGGCCCCATCTTAAGCACATCATCAGCGAACTGACTCAAGTCTTTGAGTATCGCCTCCTTAAATAAAGAACTATACTTATCATCAAGCTGCTTGCGCAACCGCTCAACCTTGATCCAATACTCCTTGCGCTCTTGTGCGTTCATCTCTAAGTTTCTCTTTATAAGCTTTACGAAGAGACTCCATCATTCTGAACTCCACTACGCAAGTACGCTCGCTCTTCAGCTTCGGATATTTCATCATCACTATCCTCATTATCTCCTCGTCTGTAGTTAGCGATGTTATCATTTGAACTTCCATCATTGCCTACGCTTAAGTCCATCATGGCTTGCTCAAGAGGTATCAACCCTTGATTGATATATGTGTACTCATAAGCACCACCCATCTCTTGATAGTTCATAGCTATCCTCTTCTCATCCCATGTCAACCAGTTAGCATCACGCAAAGCTCTAACCATCCTCTCCATGTCCTGCTGCATCTCAGGAAGTGCTGTTATGTCAAAGTCGATGAACACATCCTCACCGAACACCGGAACCAAGAACTTATTAAGCTCATCCCTCAAATTGCAGCACTTGGGTATAATGGTGTTGGTGATGAGGTCTCTCATCGCGTTCTGATAATTATTATACGAGCTTGTATCAACATCGAACAGCACAGCTGGCAATCCGAACACCCTACACCATTGATGCATCGACATCCTGAGCGTGTTCACAAGCTCCATGTCAACGCTGCTCAATCCGAAATTAAGATAGTCCCAAGGTGTTTGCAGCACAGCCACCTTGCCTTTGTTGTCAACCGTATTGATGTCCTCGTTAACTGCCCTCTTAATAATATTTGCTTGCTCAATGGTGAAGCTTGGCACTACGTTCCCCAAAGGTTTTGGAGTGATAGCTCCCTTCGCACCGCCATTTCCCGTCATCATCGCACTCGCATCAGAAGCGTTATTGCTCATGCGAAGTGTCTTATAAGCTGCTCTGAGCGGAGACAACCCCCTCAAGTGCGTTCTCGTCACATCATTGAAATCAGGGTTCCATGTTTTGAACTGCATCACCTGATCCTTAGGCAAATCAATGCCCATGCCGACCATCAGCTTGTACGCCAATATTCCGTACAAATCATTTGGGTCAGGGTAGATGTCCAAGAACTGAGTGGGTAGTACGTTAAGTTCGACGAATTTGCTCCCTGGTAAACCTCCATTGTTAGCGTATACATTTCCTTCTCCGCTTAAAAAATGATAACCAAATAAATTCTCAAAAAACTGGTCTTGCGCTTGATAGCTGTTTGGCTTCTCCAACAACCTCGCAAGAGGGCTGCCCATTACAATATTCTCCGAGTAAGCGTTCTTCCTCTCTATCAACGCCCTCTCATACGCTCCTTGGTTAGCAATGCCCTTCGACAACTGCTTGTATCTCATCAAGCTTGTCCTTGCCTTTGAGCCGCTGTTCATTTGGTACACATACCAAGGTATTGAAGCCGCCTTCCTTGCTAAAAAGGATACAATGGAGTACACATCTGCATTTCCAAGGTATCCTTCCGTTACATAGCTCTCGTTGGTGTAGTTCTGTAAAACAGCTCCATTGATGCCTACAATATTCTTGCTATTATTCTGATAAGGGTCAAGACCCTTTTTTCTGCTCAAAAAATCAAATAATCCCATATTGTTATATTGCCCCCCAAGTTACTGAAGGTATTGTTAATTTACTAAATATTGCATAGCGTAAGGCATCAGTTATGTGGTCATTGAACTTAACAGGTGCATCCAACTTATTTCCGTTCCTATCCGTCTTCCACCTATAATTCTTCAATTCCTTTAGTAAATTTACAGAATCTTGTTGTATAAACAATGGAGTGCCCTTAACCGTCCTAATTCCCTCCGTCACATCCTTGTTCGCTGGCTTCGTATTGAACCCATGCCGCGATAGCTCCTCAATCGTTTTTGGCTCCGCAGCATCACAATATATCTCATCGTACTTGTCAATGCCAAGATTGGTCAGTCGCTCAATGAGGTCGGCTGTTGTAAGCCTCGTCTCGTACAATATCTCCTTCGCATAAGCCGCGTTCTCCTTGAACGTAACTTTCACCAAGGCCGTTGGTACGTTGAAGCCAAAGTCAAGACCATAAACCGTCTCACCCTCCTCCGGCATATTCTCAGTAGTCCTATAATGCGTATATATCAAGTCCTGACTCAATCCCCTCTCACCCAAACCATATATTTGCCAATAGTTAGGGTCTGCATCCTTCAACCTCTCCAACTCGTCAACCAATTCTTTTGGAAGGAAAGGATTGTCGCGGAAAGTAGTAATATGGAAATCCGCATCATCCCTCGGTATCACATCATCGTAAATCCATGACGATACATCAGAAGGATTGTAGTCTATCACTATCTTACCCTCAGTACGCATGATCAATTGCATCCATGCCTCATAAGATAACTCATTGGCCTCATTGCAGAATAAATACGTTCTCGCTCTACCCCTTATCTTCTGCGGTTGGTCGGCCGACACGAACTCAATGGTATTCCCATTCAATTGGTATATCTGCTCCGTCTTATTATGGTTATCCTCTGAATAAATTCCCAATCTCGAAAGTATATCAATGAAATCACGAAGAACGGAACCCTTAATAGATGGTAACGACTGCCTTACAACCGTCAATGTCTTACCATTCTCTTGCAAAAGCTTCACAATGAACCATATCAAGATATTATAAGTCTTACCAGAACGAGAGCCACCCTGCATCACAGTTATCCTCTTATTACTCGCTTGCAATATTTCAAAGATCTTGTTGGTCTGTAGTTTAGCGTTCATAGCAATTTATAGTTGCCCAAAGGTAGGCTTAGTTTTCAGCGAAAAAAAAAATTTGAGTTTGTCATTTCAAAGTCAAAAGTAGAGTATAAAAGGGGGTCATTAGTATTTTTGTTTAGACAGAGGTTTGAGTGCTGTCAGAATTGTGGGTTTATATGTGCCAGTCCGAAATCTTTTTTCTTAAAGTACCCCCCATTAGTACGGCCGCCCCTGTCCCGTTTCTGCCCAATTGTCACCCATTGCCAGGGCTCGCCATATAACTAATATTATGTTAAATAGACTACTAATTTAAGTAGTGCTATCTTGTCAGTTGGCCTCGACCAGCTCAGGTGCCTTTTCAAAATTAGGTTTCACGACCTCGATCTGTACCTGGTTGAGTTGGCCTTCGATCTTACTTTCAATCTTCTGAGTGGGTAGACCTATGAAGTATTGCATATATAGCTGAATGGCCTTCATGTCTCCCTGGGCTACCTTCTCATGAAGGATACGGAAG